CGTCACGACCAGTTCATGTATGACAATGAGTTTGCAGATGATGACGGGCATATTATTGTTGAACCCACAAAAAGACCAGACAAAATATAAGATTAACCCCGAGCTAGTTTCCTAACCCGGGGTTGCTTCGTTGTTTAATCCTTTATAAGAGCTATGCTCCTTTATTCTTTACTCGTCCGTTAGTAAACTTTACTTATTATTATTGACAAAGTTATAGAACTTTTCAGCAGCATCTAGGACAGTATCTACTCCTGGTACTTCAGGCATTTCTACCTTTGTTACTACTTCGTCGCCGTCTTTAGCAACAGTAGTTTCAAACGCACCCCATTTAGCATGGTAATCTTGCCATACGTTGGATTGCGCCATTTCTAAAACTTTGGTACGAATCTCGTATCCATTCTTATTAGTTTTGATCTGTGGCATTGCGGCTTTAAACATTTCTGCAATTTCTTGCGTTTGTTTCATAAGTGCTTCACCATACTTGGTTTCTACAGTCATATTATTCTCCTCTGTGTATGTGTGTAGTGTTATTAATAATAACGTATTATTTAGTGCTTGTCAACCACTAACATAATTTTTTTTAGGTCTGTACCAATTCTTTTGATGGTACAACTTAGCCAATAGATTGACTATTTCTTTCTTGTCTGCATCATTGTCAAATGATGTTTGAAGTAGATGTAGAGCACGTTCAATATGCTCTACATCTTTTACTGTTAGATTAAAGTTACCATTTGGTTTCATACTGTACTTAGTTCGGTTAGAACGTCTCGTACATTTTATGTTTGAACTCAGATATTTCGTCAGCTTTTTTATAGTAGCCTTTGTTTCTTAATTCACGAATTGCCATACAGTAACTTCTGTACTCCATTGCTTTTAGAAACTTTCTAAACATCTTTGTTGTCTTTCTGTAGCATCAAAGCCTTTGCTTCTTTATGATATCCCATACGAGATAGTTCAGATGCAGCTCTTGCTCTACCTGCTGACTCGCCCAAAGCAATCATACCTACTATAATACATGTAAAAAACTTGTATACAAGTGGTAAAGGGTTACGAATTTTGACTGGTGTATTTCCTACAACTTCCATTATACCCACCCTTTTAAATTATGATTAACAGAACGGTTAAGAGTGCTGTCGCCATATGCAATGTTACGGATGTCACCGCGAGCAATGCCTATGTCATTTAACTCATAATCTGATAGTGATGAAAGATCTTTGATTGTTTGTCTTACCTGGGCTCTGTAAGCGAGTTTGGCTTTAATTTTTTTAAACCAGCTTGCCAAGCCAGTCAGACCGATTGTGTCGGCCGCCATTATCAATGTAGTCACAATGACTCTCCTTTATGTGTATATGTGTGTGATAGCAGGTCTGTCACGTACCCCTGGTCTTTGCTAGGCGTCACCTTTGTATGGCATAGGAATGCCCTTCATTTTTTATGAGCTGAAGACGCTCTAAATAGTACAGGATCACTGTCCTATTCGCTACTATTTATATAACAATAACACTATATTGCAAGGATTACTAGTGTTAATTTTGCATTGCCGTTATGCAAAGTTTGCATATGTTGGACAACTGTAATCTGTTTGTAATCATATATTCGTTAAATAAAAGCAATGGGAACAGGTGTTCTCATTTATTGTGAGCGATGGGGTAAAGCCATCAAGCAAGGAGAAAAAAATGAAAGCGATAATCACAGCAATACTAATGTGCATTATAACAACTACAGCCTATGCAGGACCGTATGTTGAATACAAGCACGAACACCAACACAAAGATTGGAAGTTTGACAAGAACACAGAACATCTACGTATTGGATACAAGGCTAAAAACAACCTTTACTTTGAACTAGGACCAATGACAAACGGCCATAGTTACGAAGCAGGTTACAAAGTAAAATTAAATAAATTTACTTTTAAAGGCAAACTAGAAACAAAAGACACAGGCATATCCAAATCAAAGTTAGAAACGGAAATTCGATATAACTTTTGATTGACAGTAACATTGGGTGATGTTACAGTTAAAAAATAGTAAGCAATTTCGCTTACTAGATTGTGAGCGACGGGGTAAAGCCGTCAAGCAAGGAGTAATAAAAAATGGAAGCACTCACTTTATGGAGCCTCGTAGGGTTCCTATTCGCAGCATACGCTGTAATTGCCAACGACTCAGTACAGACTCTCGGTACATGGATGGCATCAAACAATGAGAGATTCAACTACAAAACTTTATGGGGAGCAGCAAGTGCGGTGTTACTTGCAACCTTATGGTATGGTTGGAGTGTAAATGGTGGCGACATCAGTTACGGAAGACTTAACAAGATACCCTGGCAAGAAGTACAATGGTATCATGCAGCCGCGCCTGCAATACTTGTTGCACTAACACGTTTAGGTGTACCAGTATCAACTTCGTTCTTGGTCTTATCAGTATTTGCTTCAACTTTCGTGTTGGAGAAAATGCTTATGAAATCAATAATGGGTTACGGTGTAGCCGCAGGTTTTGCATACATGGTATGGTTTGCTATAACAAAGTATGCAAACAGTTGGTTTGACGAAACGAAACCAGTAAGCGAAGAGAACAAGAAGTTTTGGCGCATTGCACAATGGATAGCAACTGGTGGCTTGTGGTGGACATGGCTTAGTCATGACATGGCAAACATCGCTGTATTCCTACCACGTGTAATTCCTGTGGACTTAATGTTCCTAATCAGTTTTGTATTTGTAGCAGGTATGTTCTTTATGTTTAGAGAACGAGGTGGTAAGATACAACAAATTGTTCTAGAGAAGCATAATACAAAATATGTAAGATCAGCAACACTGATTGACTTATTCTACTGGTTGTGCTTGTACTTCTTCAAAGAGCTCAACGATATTCCTATGAGTACAACTTGGGTATTTGTTGGTCTACTTGCAGGACGTGAACTAGCAATGGCTACATACTATGGTAAGCAAAAAACTAAGAGTGTGTTTCCACTAGTGGCAAAGGACTTTGGAAAGATGATGGTTGGACTTGGTGCTTCGGTAGCATTGGTTCTTATGATACATTATATTATTCTACCAAACGGACTATAATCCACAACAAAAATAAAAAGACGTTTCGGCGTCTTTTTTCTTGACTTTTAAATCGTTTGTATATATACTATACAGACACTAACAAATTAACTATCCGCAAAGGAAAGGACACAGTTTGAAGATGAAAATAATCGCAGGTAATAGCAATAGGGCATTAGCACAAGATATTGCAGAACACTGTTTTGCTGGACTGGTACCAGCTACAATATCAACATTTGCAGACGGAGAAACAAGCGTCGAGTTTGAAGAAAACGTTAGAGGCGAGGATGTGTTTATTATACAAAGTACATCATCACCTGTAAATGATAGTTTAATGGAATTGCTTATTATGATTGATGCGGCAAGACGATCAAGTGCTAGTCGTATTACTGCTGTTATTCCTTACTTTGGTTATGCTAGACAAGATCGTAAGAGTGCAAGTCGTACTCCTATTACAGCAAAACTAGTTGCTAACCTATTAACAACATCAGGCGCAGATAGAATCCTTACAATGGATTTACATGCAGGACAGATACAAGGTTTCTTTGATATTCCAGTGGACGATTTAACAAGCCGTAAAGTATTTGCTAAAGACATCAAGTATAAAGTTAACACAGAAGAGCCAACAGTATTTGTATCACCAGATGCAGGTGGTGCTGTTAGAGCTCGTAAGTTTGCAGACATGTTCCATGGAGACATTGCTATTGTAGACAAGCGTAGGCCTGAAGCAGGCAAGAGCGAAGTAATGGCACTGATTGGTGATGTTGAAGGCAAACATGCTATTCTAGTTGACGACATTGTTGACTCAGGCGGAACATTATGTAGTGCGGCCAAAGCAATTATGGACGCAGGTGCATTGTCAGTTCGTGCTTATATTACACATGGTGTATTGTCAGGCGAAGCATGTAACAAGGTTGAAAAGAGTGTGTTAGAGGAGTTAGTAGTTACAGATAGTATCAACGATCGTTGTCCTAAGAACTGTAAAAAGACACGACAGGTTAGTGTCGCGCCTTTATTTGGTGAAGCAATCCGTAGAGTATCAAACGAAGAAAGCGTTAGTAGTTTATTTTCCTAACGCTGTTTCAATGTGTTTGATGTATTCGTCAATGCTGTGATCACTAAATGAGTCAACCTTACCAGCCTTAAGTCCCATCCATAAACCGCGGAACTTATCTTTGATACGTTGCCAAGAATTTAAGTTACGAACGTTGCCATAGGCGTTGATGTAGTGTTTAGTGCCATGATGCTTATAACCCATAAACGATGGAGGAACTGTAGTAACAATATCATTATTGTTTCTCCATCTATGGTGTTCAACACATAGGCTATCACAATATCCTTTCCAGCCTACACGAGGTGATCCATATGTGTAAAGCTCTATTGGATCATTAAGGTCGATATTATGTCTGCAACGACTTGCCATTATAGTAGCCATTGCCGCCCCTAAACTATGTCCGGTGAACCAAAGTGTCTTAGTAACATTTGTTTTACGTAAAACATCTTCTTCAACCATTGGCCATAGTTCATCAACTTCTGCTTTGAAACCTCTGTGTACACGACTCATGGTTTCTGCAAGAACTGGTAGGGCTTTTAGATCTGCCTTGATATCATTAAACTCTGCGGGTTGTGTTCCTCTGCAAGCAATTACTAGATCAGTCTTATTCATAAAGCGGTATGCTTGAGCTCCGTTTCTGTCATAAAACTCTGTTGTTGTAAATCCTAATTTTTTTGCTTGCTCTTTTGCTTCATCGAAGTTACAATATGCTACTTGTGATAGTTTCGCAAATAACAATGAACGTTCGAGAAAGCCTAGTTTTTCTATACCTTGCATGGGTGCCCTCCATTATGTACAGTTATTTATTGTTATTGTAACTAAATACACATATAGGAATTAGAATAATGCGTAAGAAAACACGAAGCATACTAGAAGAACTTAATAACTTAGGTAAACCTAAGAATGATGACCTTCTAATTGAAGCAACGGCAAGTAACATAATTGAAAGCTCTATTAATTTGCTTAATATGATTCACCGTGTTTACGATCAAGACAATGCCGCTGAATTAGAAAGACGTTTTCTTAATAGTATTAGATCTGGCGACCCTAGAAAGTTTAAAAGAAGCATATCAAGAATTATTGAAGGAAAAAATAATGATACTGAATGAAGGTGGAAACATATTCCAAGGTACAGAACCGTTTGATCATAAGATAATACCTGCTATGATGAAACAAATTAACTCTGTAACAACTAAAACAGGTGCCAAAGCATTACCAATTGGATCAGGAGCATCACCTACACCAGGTAAGATAAGCGGCGACCTTGATATGATTATTGACGCTGGAGCATTGTTTAAGCATTTTAATGTTACAACTCCTAAAGATGCAAGAATAGAATTAGAAAAGTTATTTCAACAAGCAGGATATGAAACAAAACGTAGCGGAACAAGTGTCCATGTTAAAACAACAGCAGGCAAAGCAGCACAGCAAGTTGACATAATGGTTGTTGCCAATGGCGACACAGCACAAAAGTTTCACGTTCATGACATACCAAAAGGTTCACCGTATAAAGGTGTACACAAGCAAATACTAATTGCAGACCTAGCAAAGAATACAAAGAATGAAAATCATCCAGAAGGCATGAAGTGGAGTGCATACAAAGGATTATTAGATCGTAGAGATGATGCTATGATATCTAATAACTTAGATGAAATTGCCAAGATACTTTTAGGTGGTGATGCCAAAGCAAAAGACTTAGCATCAGTTGAAGCAATGGTTGCTAAAAGTCCTAGGGCTAAAGACCTAGTAGACAAGCAAGAACAAAACGAGTTTGCTGACACACCATGGAAGAAATCAAAAGTAGCTGTAGAAACATTAGGTGAAAAACAACTACGTAGATTAAAAGAGTTACTTCCGCGATGAGATTTACAGAGTTTAGACATACGTTAACAGAAGCGGCCAAAGTTGGTAGAGAATATCAGCACTTGGAAGACCTTGTATTTGTTAACGGGTCTCAAGGCGCACTTAAAGCCGCTGACGTACTAGACAACTTAGGAACTGATAGTTCAGATGTTGCAATCAAATGGGACGGTAATCCTACTATCTATTGGGGTAGAGAAAATGACGGAACATTTGTAATGGTAGGTAAAAACGGCTGGGGCAGAAACAAAAGTAAGAGTGCAGAAGACCTTGCTAACTTTATTAAGAACTCAGGTAAAGGTGAAGAGTGGCGCGAAAAGTTTGGTAATGATATGGGTACAATTTTTAATGTACTTAAGAATGCAACTCCGCCAAGTGTAAATCAATATGTGTATGGTGATTTATTATATTATCCTGGTAAGCCGTATATAATTAACGACGGCAAAATACAATTTACACCTAACAAAGTTACATATACTGTAGATGCAAACAGTGACATAGGCAAACGTATTGCACAAAGTAAAGTAGGTGTTACTGTACACACACGTTACGATGAATTTGGCGACAAAGCAGGACAACCTATACAACAAACAGGCGAATTAAATAATAAAGATGTTGTTGTGCTAGGACAAACATATGTTTCACATCAACCTGAAGTTAATACAAAAGAAACAGATAAAATACGTAAGCAAGTAAATGCCCATGCAGGCCACATAGATAAGTTCTTAGCGGGTACACAGGGATTAAGTAATCCAGCACAAATCATTTACACCTATATGAATCATATGACTCGCACACGACAAATAGATAATATAGAAAACGGATTTTTTGATTGGCTTAAAACAAGCAAAGTTAGTCAAGGACAACAGGCAAAACTAGCGGCAATGAATGAAAGCAATCCAGAGGCATTGCCAGCAATCTTTAGTTTAGTAAAACAAATAATGATTGCAAAGGATGATGTCATTACACAACTAGACGGAGCAGATGCAGATATCAAAGCATCGACAGGCGATGAGCAAGGCGGCGAAGGTTACGTTGCTCAAAAGTCAAAAATAAAACTGGTTCCACGAACTAGGTGGCAACCAAACTAAAAGGAAAAATAAAATGAAAATTAATGAATTAATTTTAGAAGCAGACTTTGATATGGATTACCGTCCAGGTCTTGATCCGCATGGATCAGAATTAGACAAAGACGATGATAGTGTAGCGGTCAAACTTAAAGGTGAGCCTATGCAAGTCCAGCTTATGAGAATTGAAGATTCAGAAGAAGACGACGATATTAAAAATCCTGTAAGAAGTGTTGTAACTTCAGACAACGAGAAGATTAGAGTTGAACGTCCTGAAGCTGTAGCAATACTTAAAGCACTTAAGAGCCCAACAGGTAAGCCACAACAAAAACTACAACTTCAACAGAAAATTCAAGACTCAGCAGGGTTAATCAGCATTCTTAATATCTTACGCAAGAAGAAGTAATGGACTTTCTTAGAGCATTGGAAAACAATACTGAGATACAGCCTGACAAAGAGTCAGCTGAGTTACTCGGTAAGTTAGAAGAACTACAATTAGTTTTTAACGATCTAGAAGAGCTAGATGAAGGCGCATTTGACCGCATTGAAAAGCGTGTCGAAGCAAGAGACCTAGCTCTGTATAGAATGATTGTAGGTCAACGTAATATGATGCTCACTAAAAAGTTCTTAGAACTAGCACTTGCTGGCAAAAGCGTACCTAGCACAATGGTAAAAGGCTTTGTTCCTGCACTAGAAATGCTGGATGATATCGTTACAGCAGGCCCAGGATATGTTCAAATGCTTAAATTACTCCATCAAAGAGCCAAAAAAGGCTCATAATCAACATTTTTTATAAAAAAAGATAAATAATAATAAGCACTCCGAGGAGCTCGGAGCGTGTCATTAGATATTATATTTAAAGGAGAAATAAAATGGCAACACAAGCAAAAGTAAATGGTTTAACAACCGCAGGTAGTTTTTATGGATATGATCCAATCATCCTTAAGATTACAGGAACAAACGTAGCAACAGCAGATACAGCATCTGTAGACGGCGTAGCAGCTTTTACACAAGGTAACCTTTCAAAAGCAATTAGTGCAATTCAAACACAAATGAGCGTTGTACACGTTGGCGAAAGAGCTAACAACATTGTATGTGTAATGGTTGACTCAGCAACAGCAAACGCATATGTTTCAGCTAACACTGACACAGACGTAGCAGCAGCTGTTAAAGCATTAGTAGATACAGCAACAGGTGTAACATCAACTGTAGCAGCTATCACACTAACAGCAGGCGACTTAGCATAAGAATTCCTAGCTACCTTTAGGAACCGTGATGTTATAAAGGCGTCACATCAAAAGGCTCACTTTTTAAGTGGGCCTTTTTTTATGGCTATAAGTATTAACATGCGTTTTATATTAAAAACTTTAGTAGATATTACACCAACCTATGCTCGTAGAACTGAGGATAGATACATGTACAATCAACACCAAAACTATATGACAGTAGTTAATACACTAGGGTTGCGTAGTAATCCATTATCTGTTGTTGTTACAGAAGAAATAGAGTCTACAAAATACTTTGGCTCAACTTACACAGGTGAACAAAAAGTTTGGACAATTGAGTTTGAAATAGAACGTGAAGGAAGTTTAGAAGTACCTATGTTAAAAGAAGACTTTAATTTAGTGCCCTTTATACGTGGGTTGAGTGAATCTGTAGAGCTTGATAATTCCATTTTTCAATCAACTAATAAGAAGTATAAGAACATATATTTTGAACAGATATGATAAATAAAAGTATACAACAAAAGTATACAACAAAACAAACAGGCATCTATTTTAAGGCTAACTACGAGTTTACTTAACAAAATCCTTGAGCAGGATATACGGAGATAATAGATGGCCACCAGCCTAGAAAAGAAAAACTTAGAAGCACACGTTGATTTATGTCAAGAAAGATATGAACAACTTGAAGCACGTCTTACTAAAATAGAAACCAAAGTAGAACACATTCATAAAGATATCACCGATGGGCAAAAGTCTATGACTAAAGTGCTTGTTGGCACAGCTGGCACAATCGTTGCTGGTTTACTTTCCACAATAATCGTAATTTTATTAAACGTTAATTAATCCGATAAATAACTATATGTTATTAAGAGAGATTACCTTACCGCTTGACGATCTAGAAGAAGCTAAAATGGCTTGGGCTAAACGTGGCAACAAAGTTGTTCGTAAGTTTAGATGTGCTGGCGGCAGACGACATGGACGTATTGTTTCTAATATTGCTCAGTGTTTTGCAAAGCCTGACATGAAGAAACGTTTAAAACTTAAAGTTACTAAAGCAAGGCTTGGTGCTAAAATGGCACGTAAGGCACGTAAGACTAAAAGAGTAAGTTCAGCAAGTCGCAGAGTAGCAGCTCTTAATAAAGCAAGTAGACCAAAGAGATTATAATGTACTTAAGAGAGTTGACAGAAACAACTTCAATAGAAGAAGGAGCAACTAGCATTTACGGCCGTAAAGGCGGAAAGAATGTTCGTAAGTACAGATGCAACAGTGGTCCACGTAAAGGACGTATTGTTGCAAAGATGGCAACATGCACAGCACCAAAGAGTATTAAGAAAGCAACTACTCTTAAGAAAGTAAAACGTGCTGGAGCAAAACGACAAGCGGTTAAGATAGCAAGAACAAAAAGAGCAAACCCTGCATCAAGCAGATTACCTAAAGTAAACAAGGGTATAAGAACTAGACGTAAACAGTCTAAGGCCAAGAGGATATAAAATGAAAATTAATGAAATTACAGAAATGCAAGGATCTAAGCCTGCAATTATTAAAAACCTCAAGCCAGGACAAAGTGCAGAGGTAGATAATATGGACGGCACTAAAACTATTATTGATCTTAAAAAGAATCCATCAGCACTACAAAAAGATCCTAAGACTAAAAAAGTCACTATAAACAAAAAGCCCCAACCGGGCACGAAAACCAATCCAGCAACAACTGTTAAAAGAGGCGACAAGGTTTTCGCAACACCAGGACAATGAAACTAAACGAGTTAATTAATAGCTTTAGTATAGCTATTTCGAATGAGGAAGCAGAGGTATTAGAAAAAGTAAACCCTGTGCAACCCCTACAAGGCTTTTCTCCTAGAGAACAAGTCATAATTGATAACTTAATAAGGAAAAGTCTAGTAAGTAAAATACTGAAAGACAATATTGTAATGGTGGTGCAAAATGAATTCGGAACTAGCTAATAGACTTGAAAGTTTAATAAACAGCAAGATACAAGATTATCCACTACCTGTAGTGAATGGTAACAGTATACGTATTAAGAACTACATTGTAAGATATAGTAAACGTGCCGGTGCATGGTTAGTATATGACAGCAAAGAAAATGTCCAAGCAGGAAAGTTCTTTGCAAAGACTAGTGCAATAGCATTTGCCAAAGTAAATGCGTCAAATGACTCATATCTAAGTGCAACTATAAACAGGCTAGATGATGTACTAAGCAAACACTATCAAGATTGTGTATTTTACAATCACAGTATGAAAGTTACTGAAGACGAAATCAAATATGATGTTTTATCTACTAGATTTGACATAAGTTATAGTATAGCACAAGACGTAAAGTCGCAACTGGATGAACTAATCCTGTGCTAGATGATAAATAAATATACAAAGAACAACACATAGGAAAGTTGAACAATGAATATAAGAGAAATATCAAAACCAATTACAGCTAAGGCACTTAATGAGAGCCTAGCAAAGAAGTTTGGCCAGCGTCTAAACTTAGAAGAATTTACACTTGTGCAACTACAAGATGCTCAAAACAAACTAAGAACAACACTTAGTCAAGTAGAAACAAAAGAAAGTTTCAACGCAACACAAACACCAGCATATCAAAAATCAAAACTTTTCCTAGATGTTCTTAATGCTGAAATTGGTGAAAGATCTGATATTGATGAGCCTGTACTTGAAGCAACTATTACTGAAGGCGAAGAAGATAAAGCAGAATTAGTAATGGCAGCCAAAGACATGGTAGACCGTGTAACGGGTTGGATGGAAGACACAGCAGAAATGCAAACAGAATCAATGCTTGAACTAGCAGATGCTATTAGAGACGAGATGGGTAGTGAGCAAGCTGAGTCATTCACTAACACTATTAAGCCAGCACTAGAGCAAATGTACGAAGTAATGGAAACTACACGTTCTGCACTTACAAACGGTGTAGGTATGCTTACAGGTGAAGGCGGCGCTGAAGAGCCTATGGGCGACGAGCTAGGCGATATGGGTGACATGGGTGACATGGAACCAACAGACGACATGGATGCGGAAGCACCAGCAGACGACATGGACATGGACATGGGCGATGACTTTGGTGCAGACGATGCTGCGGCAGGCGGAGAAGATGAAGCTGGTCGTGAAAAGCGTGAAAGTGTTGAGCGTTCAAAAAAAAAGCTCAAATAGCTGAAGCATTAGACGAATCTGGTACGCTAGTACAAATTATCAAAACAATTAAACCTGGAACAACTGTTAGTTGGGATAAACTCAACGGCTATATGAAAAAAGCAGGCGTTCCACAGTTTGATTATAACACATTCAAAGAAACATACGATTCAAATCCACAACTCCAAAAGCTAGTTAAGTTTGACCCACAAGGGGTAACTATTAATGATAGCTCAATGGATCAAGTAGGTAGTACTGAGCCTAGCAATGCTGACACAGTTGGCGCCATGGCAAAAAGAGCAACTAACCTAAGCGACTTATAGGTTGACTTTCCATAGTTATTGTAGTACAATACACTAAAGGAACCTATATATTATATGTCACTAATCATCGAGAAATACAAATACGAACGACTCAAGCGAGTTGAAGTTAACGGCAAACGTAAGTATGCCGCACCTGGCGGTGTACCAGTAGCAAGTGTAACAACTATCTTAGATGCAACAAAAGATAAATCACATTTGATTGCTTGGCGCAAACGTGTAGGCGAAAAGAAAGCACAAGAGATTGTAACCGAAGCTGCAGGCGTGGGTACACGTATGCACAAATACCTTGAAGACTATATAGAGTTTGGCGAATGGCCTACTTGCGGTAGTAATCCATATGCACAAAAAGCACATGCAATGGCAACTAAAATACGCGAAGAAGCAATGGGCGATGTAGACGAGATATGGGGAAGTGAAGTTCCTTTATATGTACCTGGTATCTATGCAGGAACAACTGACTTAGTAGGACAGTACAAAGGACAGCCATGTATAATGGACTTCAAACAAACTAACAAACCTAAGAAACCTGAGTGGGTATATGACTACTATCTACAGTTAACAGCGTATGCTCTAGCACACAACGAAGTACATGGCACAAATATACGTGAAGGACATATCTTTATGTGTTCACGTGATCTAGAATATCAACAGTTTGATATATGGCCAGACGAGTTTGATGACTGGGCGCAGGAGTGGTGGAAGCGTTGCGAAATGTATTATGAGAAACAAGCATAAATACATTATAGAAAGCAACTTAGGAGAGCGCAGTGGCCGTAGTACAAATCAGTCGTATACAAGTCCGTAGGGGACAAGCAAATCAAGGATCAGGTATCCCGCAACTTGCTGGCGGTGAATTTGGCTGGGCGGTTGACGCACAAGAACTTTACATTGGTAACGGTTCCGTAGCTGAAGGTGCTCCTGCTGTTGGTAATTCAAAGATACTAACAGAACATGATGACATATTCGAACTTGTAGGCACATATGCATACAAGAAAGGCGCAATTGATACCGGTGAAGGTATTGCTGTTGAGCGTACACTTAATGCAAGACTAGATGACATCGTAAGTGTTCGTTCGTTTGGTTGTGCAGGTGATGGATCAGACATTACTGCATCATTACAAAAGGCACTGTACGAACTTTACTTAAACCCTACTACAAAAACTAATCCACAGAGCAGAGTAATATTACATGTAGAGCCAGGAACTTATAGAATTAGTTCTACAATTAATATTCCACCTTTTGCAACTATTGCAGGAGCAGGTAAAGACAAAACTATCTTTATAAAGACAGGTGACTTTACTATGTTCCAAACTATTTCTAAAGACTCTACGTATGACGGTGTTGTAGCCAATGCTATAGTATATGGCGATCCAACAATAACATATGCAAACAGTTCGCAATACATAGAATTTAGAGACTGTACACTACAATCAGAAAGCAATGATGGTACACTACTACAACTTAATAGTTGTCGTGACAGCCGTTTTGTAAACATGCAATTCCAAGCAAACAAACTAGCAACATCTTCAACTAATCCTGCTGTATTAATTAGAAGCAAGAGTGATGCTGTAAGATCTGAATTTAATAGATTCGTTGATTGTGAGTTTGTAAACATTGGTAAAGCAATAGTTAGTGATCATAATATTTCACGTAATGAAATAGACGCATGTAAGTTCTATAACATTACAAAGGCCATTGAGCTAGGTGTTACACCTACTATTGGTCAAGCAAATGCTACCGACAATAACATTAGAGAATGTTATTTTGAAAACGTTGAGCAACAAGCAATACACATTGCAAATGGCACACGTAACTCTAGTATCAATAATAGATTTGGTCCTAGTGTGGGCAATAACGGCGGTAGCGAATTAACTGTTGCTCATAGTATAATAAAATTTGGCGAATCAGGCAATATTTCAGTTGACAATGAGTTCGATAGAACGTATAATCTTAGTATTAATCAGGCGTATATAGTTAGTAAACCATATATACCTGAGGTTGAAGGACCCGCGTTCTATGAACACGAATATACTGAGCAAGTTGAACTAAGCCAAATAGGTACACCTCAACTCTTGTTTAGGTTGCCCGCTGATACAAGTAAGTCATTTGACATTGACTACTGGTATAAGACAGACAGAGCTGGCATTGTGTTTTCTAGATCAGGTACTTTAACTGTATTTGTAAATAGAGAGAACAATAGCGTAAGCGTTATGGATGATTATGATATTAGCGGACTAGATAGTTTAGGCCAAAGCCTGCAATTTAGTGCAACATTAAACCAGTTAGAAACGGCATGGAGTGCTCAAGTGAAATATACTAACCAATTAGACTCAGGAAATTTAACTTTTAAAATACGTACACGAAGTTAACTTTAATGTTTGGTGAAAAATATTCAGTAAGACTCCAGGCCTGGCATGACTTTAGGACAGAGTTAGAAAGCCATCCAGATCCCCTACAGTACACAATCGACACGTATGAAAGTGTGCCTCAAGTTAGTATTCATACTGACCCTTGGGATCAAAAAATATGGCCTCAACCTTGGGAACTGATTTTAGAAAATCAGTACTGTTCCTTTTGTACTGTATTAGGAATGTGTTATTCGCTACAGTTAACAGACCGCTTTAAACAGGTACCTGTAGAGATACATATCTGTATAGATAGAGAAGACAACGAAACTTACTATCTGCTACTAATCGAAGATAGGATAATTGGCTATGAACCAGACACTCATATAGCCAAGTCTGATCTTCCTGAAACAATAATTTCGCAACGTGAGTACCACATGTCTGGGTTGCAATAAATATAAAACTTAATAGGAATGATAGAGGAGAACAATATGTCCAACGGGATTCAGATCGTAAAACGATCCGGCAAAAAAGAACACATCAACATTGATAAAATACACAAGGTAGTAGAATTTGCTTGTGAAGGTTTAGCCGGCGTGAGTAGTAGTCAAATTGAAATGAATGCTAACTTACAATTTTATGATGGTATGCCAACAAGTGACATACAAGAAATTTTAGTAAGAAGTGCTAATGATTTAATTAGTTTGGACAATCCAAACTATCAGTATGCCGCAGCAAGACTATTAAGTTATGGTGTAAACAAAGATGTATTTGGCGAGTACACAGCAATTACACTACAGAAAAACATTGAACTTAACATTAAGCGTAACGTATATGATCCTGAGATACTTGAAAAGTATACAGCAGATGAAATTGCTACACTTGACAGTTATATAAGACATAAGCGTGATGAAAACTTTACCTATGCAGGACTACGCCAAGTAGTTGACAAATACCTTTGCCAGGATCGTTCTAATGGACAAATATTTGAAACTCCTCAGTTTATGTATATGATGATTGCGGCAACATTGTTTGCTAATTATCCAGCAGAAACACGTATGCACTACGTAAGGAGATACTACGATGCGACCTCACTTTTTAAAATCAATATTCCAACCCCAGTTATGGCAGGTGTCAGGACCCCTGTTCGACAGTTTGCAAGTTGTGTTCTTGTTGATAGTGATGACACTCTTGACAGCATTTTTGCTAGTGATATGGCTATTGGCCGCTATACAGCTCAACGTGCAGGCATTGGCATCAATGCTGGAAGAATACGCGGGGTCAACGCAAAGATACGTGGCGGCGAAGTGGCGCACACTGGTATCATTCCTTTCCTAAAGAAGTTTGAAAGCACAGTACGTTGTTGTACACAAAATGGGGTACGTGGCGGTAGTGCTACTACACACTTCCCGTTTTGGCATCAAGAGATTGAAGACATCCTTGTACTAAAGAACAACAAAGGCACAGAAGACAACAGAGTACGTAAGTTAGATTACAGCATACAGTTAAACAAAACAATGTATGAAAGATTGTTATCTGGTGGTGATATTACTCTTTTCTCGCCGCACGATGTTCCGGGCTTGTATGAAGCATATTTTGGAGATGCAGATAAGTTTAAAGAGCTTTATGAAAAATATGAACGTGCTACAAGCATTAAAAAGAAAACTATTCCTGCAATGGAATTGTTTAGTGCATTAGTAAAGGAACGTGCAGAAACAGGACGTATCTACATTATGAATGTAGACCATGCTAACACACACAGCTCGTTTAAAGATACAGTTTACATGAGTAACTTGTGTCAAGAGATTACATTGCCAACGAAGCCACTTAATCATATTGATGACCCAGAAGGTGAAATTGCATTGTGTATTTTAAGTGCTATTAACGTAGGCACACTAAGAAACTTAGATGACTTAGAAGAACTATGTGAGTTGGCTGTTAGAGCATTAGAAGAAATTATTGATTATCAAAAATATCCAATTAAAGCGGCTGAGATTAGCACAAAAGCAAGGCGTAGTTTAGGTGTAGGTTATATTGGACTAGCACATTACCTTGCAAAGAATCATGTTAAGTATTCTGATAAAGAAGCATGGAAACTAGTACATGACTTATCAGAAGCGTTTCAGTATTACTTGCTTAAAGCCAGCAACACTTTAGCGCAGGAGCGAGGACCATGTGATTACTTTAACCGTACTAAATACTCCGACGGCATTCTTCCTATTGATACTTACAAGAAAGATGTCGATAATGTAGTAGAAGGAAAGTTAAATTATGATTGGGATAGCCTACGTTCTAACATACAGGAACACGGACTTAGACACTCGACATTGTCCGCACAGATGCCATCGGAGAGTAGCAGCGTTGTGTCAAACGCCACAAACGGCATCGAACCACCTAGAGGCTACTTGTCCACTAAAAAATCGAAGAAGGGGCCTCTTAAACAGATTGTTCCCCAATACCAAACTCTAAAGAACCACTACAGCTTGTTATGGGATATGCCTAACAACACAGGATATATAAATATTGTTGCTGTGATGCAGAAGTTCTTTGACCAAGCTATAAGCGGCAACTGGAGTTATAACCCTACGCACTTTGAAAATAATGAAGTGCCTATGAGTGTTATGATTGGTGACTTACTAAACACCTACAAGTTAGGATGGAAAACTAGTTACTATCAGAACACTTATGATTACAAAACAGATCCAAGTGAACTGGAAGATGAAGAAGCAAAAGTAGAATTACCAATCGGCACCCAAGACATAGACGAAGAAGAATGTGAAGCATGTGCAATTTAATTCTTGACAAATAGAATAAAAGATAGTAGCATTGCTACACATAGGATAAGGAAAGTTTAAAATGGCGAAAACAGTATTCAACACTGATAAAGTTGACTTTACAAAACAAAACATGTTCTTCGGAGCAGATATGAACACGCAGAGATATGATACATTTAAGTTTCCTGTGTTTGATAAATTAAACCAAACGATGCTTGGATATTTTTGGCGTCCAGAAGAAGTTTCATTGCAGAAAGATAGAGCAGACTATGCTAACTTCCGCCCTGAGCAGAAGCATATCTTTACAGCAAACTTAAAGTATCAAACATTACTTGATAGTGTACAAGGACGTGGTCCGTGTCTAGCATTTTTGCCACACGTATCCTTACCAGAACTAGAAGGTTGTATTGTTACTTGGGACTTCTTTGAAACAATCCATTCACGTTCGTATACACATATTATGAAAAATGTGTACGCTGATCCAAGTGAAGTATTTGATACTATCTTGGACGACAAAGAGATTCTTAAACGTGCAGAAGCTGTTACTAAGAACTACGATGCATTTACACAAGCGGCAGACGCTTACAATCATCGTGGCGAAGGTAGTATGCTAGATGTCAAAAAGAAACTTTACTTGGCTATGATGAATGTAAATATCCTAGAAGGACTTCGCTTTTATGTATCCTTTGCATGTACGTTTGGCTTTGGCGAACTAAAACTAATGGAAGGTTCTGCAAAGATTATTTCATTAATTGCACGTGACGAAGCACAACACTTAGCACTTAGCACACACGTTCTTAAGAACTGGAGCAATGGCAAAGACGATCCACAAATGGTTAAGATTGCTAGAGAGTGTAAAGAAGAAGTGTACGAAATGTGGCGCACTTGCGTAGAAGAAGAAAAGGCATGGGCGGAGTACTTGTTTAAAGATGGTTCAATGATTGGACTTAATGCAACACTACTTAATCAGTATGTAGAGTATATTGCTAACAGACGATTAAAAGCATTAGGATTAGATGCAATCTTTAACCAACCTGTAAATACTAACCCATTACCGTGGACTACACATTGGTTGAGTAGTTCAGGCTTGCAGGTAGCCCCACAAGAGACTGAAGTAGAGTCTTATGTTATTGGCGGTATTAAACAAGATGTAAGTGAAGAGTCACTTAAAGGATTTAGTTTATGACAAATATTGTAGTATGGAGCAAACCAAACTGCCCGTTTTGTGACAAAGCAAAAGCAAAGTTAGATGCAATGCATATTAACTACGAAGTAAAGATGATTGGCACTGACGTACAGTTGGAAGATTTATTAGAGGCTGTACCAGGCGCAAGGAGTGTACCACAAATACAAATCAATGGTGAGAATATTGGTGGCTACACAGATTTATTAAAATATATTGAAGACACCAACTTCAATGGCACAGGATATACATTATAATGTTGATTCAAAAAACACACAGCATTGGTGACGTAGTTTCAATGAAGCTATCAACTGGTGAAGAAATAATTGGTAGATTAGAAGAAGAATCTGAAACAGGTTACAAACTTAAGAAACCATTTGCAATAGTAATGGGCCAGCAAGGCCTTGCACTAGCACCATTTATGTTTAGTACAGCAAATGACCAGTCAATGGCATTTAAGCATACTAACGTAATGACAGTAGGCATAACACTTGAAGAAATTTCAAAACAGTATGTCCAACAAACTACAGGTATTGTAACTTAATGCCTGGAATTAGTCGTGACAATGATACAGCAGGCGGAGATTTAATTCCAAGCCAATCAACTGTATTCGCAAATAGCGAACTAGTCATTGTTAACGGCGACAGTGTAGAAGGTCACGGGTCAGGCGAGCATGCCGGACCAACTATAACAGCAGGTTCTAAAAATGTATTCATTGGCGGAGTTGCTGTTGTTAATGCAGGTGACCTTGCTACATGTGGTGATGCCGCAACAGGTAGTGATACCGTAAATGTTGCCGATCCTAGCTAAACCACTTTTAACACCCCTTAAACGCAGATCTATTAAATAAATTTGTAATTATAATACAGGAGAGCATTATGGCGACACATGAAGAGATTGTACAAGCGTACAACAACTACTTGGCAGAGCATGCAACTTTCGAAGAGAAAGGTGTAAAGGCTGCAGCAACAAGAGCTAGAAAGGCACTTGGCGACTTAGGTAAACTAACTAAAGATCGCAGAAAAGAAATCATTGAAAAGAAGAACTCAATGTAATGAGTGGACAAAGAAGTTGGCTTAAATTTTGGGCCCGAACTGTTGGTATGCCAATAGGCGTTACCGATGATGACAAACCAGAGTTTTTGCCAATTACGCAACAGGAAGTACGGAGAGCATTAGCATTCCGTACTTTTTGGATTGTACTCCACATAATAACGTGTTTTATGATTATAGCAGGGAATGCGAAAGCAATATTTTTTAGTTAGCCAAAAATAGGAAACTGATTTTGATTAATTTACTAAATAATCTTTGCGTATGATATAAACGCGACAATAATAAAAAGGAATATTATATGAACAAACTATTATTATCAATAGTAGCAGCAACCTTTATGGCTTTACCAGCTTTTGCAGATGACTTCGACAAAACTGGTGTAAGCGTAACGGCTTCAAAAGGTGATTTATCTTTTGGCTACGCAACAGGAACAC